CTTCTAATTCTAGTCCATGAGTTGTGGCATCGCTTTTGAAATCACGATACACACCTGTTAATTTCTCTGCTAGTTTACCCATTAGGTAATCTTTTGTTGTACTAGATAATTCGCCATTATCTTTTTTTGCTTTCTCCTTTGGTTCAACAATAAGATTCCATATTGTACTGCTTGTTATTTTTCCAAGTCGTGTTTGGAACCATTCTTGACTATACGTTTCTATCATCTTGTAGGGATTTTATGATTGATAAATCTTTTTCACGAAATACGAAGTGTCCTTTGGCTTTTTCAAATACATCTGTTTCGCCACCATTGAATCGTGCAACTAATTTGAGCATAGCCACATCATTCATAGTTGGTATTTCAAACACCTCTTGGAGTTTTGTCTTTGGCTTTTCAACGACCTTGACTTGCTCACCTGCGGCATCTATATCCTTATCTGTTACTAATCCTAGTATACTAGACAGGGCATATCTGCGGAAGTATGTTATACCGCTACCGAATGATTGGTATACATTCATTTTGGCTAGTTCAATGATGGGGATGTCAGTAATGGATTCAATGGATTCGCCTGTTTCTGTGTGATAGATAATCGTGCGGAGTTGTGTTCCTTCAAGTGGTTGAGAGAAACATAGTTTATGCTTCTTCATGATAGGCATAATTGTACTGATAATCTTCGGTAAATCAGCGTAAGTGTAGTTAAATCCGCTAGTGTCCTTATGGATAATAGGGCATTCATACTGAAACTCGGCTAATGATTTGAGCAAAGATTGTTTGATTGGTTTGTCTACTTGTGCTTTTTGCATTTGATTATGGTTTTAAATTGTTTACAAAGGTTTCAAGTGCCTTGATTGTTATACTCTCAATAACATCTTGGCTGATATAGTTATTGATATAATCATTGACTTTAATGCCATGAGTGTTCATATGCGTTATTCCTTCATCATCCTCAACATATTCATCCCACAGAATAACACTATCTTGAACCTCAACAATATCGTGAACCTTTAAGAAGTCCAAGAATTGTTGCTCATTAAACATAATTGTAAAATTACCAATTAATTTTGAATCAGCAACAATAATAATAAAATGATTATCATCAATGAAACGGAAATCAATTGTAGCATTGTTGATTGTGAATGTTTGCATAATAGAAATTTAAAGGGGGGTTGTTCGCCCCCCTATGTGATTAATTTTTATTTAGTGAATTGATTAGTGATAGCACTCGGTTATCAATTTTAGTAGCCTTACCGATATACTTACTTTCAAGCCTTGCCCCTTCACGCTTCGGTACAGGCATCTTGTGAGTTGTATAATTGGTAACACCACTAAATAATCCCCACATTGTTTCTCCCTTCTGTTCCATTTCTACTGCGACACATTCCAACAATTCTTTGGAACGATTGATATTATAACCACTATACTTACCTTCGGCTTCGTATTCATCCATCATAATATCAACACCTGTAACATTCTGCACAATTTTGGCAATATGTGTTTGCTTAACAGGTATTTCTGATAGTTTGATAAATCTTTCAAAAATTGATTTCTCCTGTTCAATAGCGAACCCGATTTCTTTTAGGTACTCATCAACTTTTGAATGTAGGTTATTCGTGTGGCGAATGCTATTGGATAACTCTTTACTAGCAGCGTTGAATGTGTTTTGGCAACTGATAGTTATATTAGTCGCACCCCAACGTAATGCTCGTGTGCCATCGTGTGAATTGATGCCAGTCGTATAACCAACGACCTTATCTTTATTCTTACCGATGCTTTTGATAATGTTACCGCTTTCAAGTTGTGCGTATACTTTCGCACCACCCTTGAACATACCCCCGCCATGAATCTTGTAGCCACCCTTGTCAGCGATACGGATTAGCAATTCTGCTAGTTCGCTATTTTGGTATGGCACATAACTATCTTTACAGGTTGTGAATACGGTTTGGGTATCATCCCTCACCACTCCAACGAATGGGGTTTCTGTCCCATCTTGTAAAAATAATGGTTGCTTACTGACAGTCCATCGTAAACCGAATTGGTCAAGTAAACTAGCCACTCGTTCTGCATTAGCATCATCTTGTAATTTAAGACCGCTGAATGCTTGTTCTAGGATTTGGTCTGCTTTCTTTTTCATAACAATACGCAGTGTAAGATGCTGCACCCTTTATGGTTTAATTGAAAAGTTTATTGACAATGTAGTTGTCAAATGTGGTTTGATTAAATTTAGTACCGAAGATTTTAAAGAATGTTACATAGTGAATGTAACAACTAGCGGATTGAAAGTCGGCTAGTTCATTGAATCGGCATTCATCAATCACTGATTGTGCTGCCCATACATAATGTTTCTTACTCATTTTTTTTGTTTTAAGAATTTAGATAATACATTGTTTTCTGCTTCTGTACGATGGTACATATCATACAATTTCTTGTTGATATATTGTGATGATACGTTTAATGCCTTACACCATTCGTTGAATGATAATTGTGTGGCAGGATAAGTTGATACACTTATCTTTTCTCGCCTTCTGTCTTTGCTCATAAAATTGATTTAAAAGTTTTGTATAGAAATTGTTTTAAGTAGCCTACGTTCTTTTGTTATCACATCGTAGGAATATAGTTCAACCATTGTACTCAAACACGAATAGTCAATAAGTGAGTGATGCTGTATTTCACTTTCTAATTGTGCAACAAATACATCTCTTGTGTGTTTGTAATCTTCTGATTGAAAAATACATTGATTCGACCTGTGTGTTGTTTCGTAAGGCCCATCATTTCTAAATGTCTTGATACGCTTTGTTAGTTCAATTTGATACATGATTTAATTTTTAAAATGTTGGTAAATAGTTTTTACTAATACATAAGTGAATAGCGATAGACCGCTAATAATAATTGCTTCTAGAATTGTGATTTGTGTTCCCATTTGATTTGATTTTGATTTATTAAATTGTTTCTGTTGGTTCTTCTGTTATTTCACTTTCTTGTTGCTTTGTCGCTAACATATCAATAAAGCCTTGCTCAATATCCCTGTAAAAATCATCGTGGTCAAATTCAACATCACATGATTCTAACTCTACTTGATTGCGATAACTTAACGAGAACTCGGCTGAATCAACATCGGCTTTCATGTAATCGCTATAATCCATAGATTCAACGATTGACATAACATCTTCAAGTGTGAATCGTTGGTCGGTAAAGTTTTCAACGATAGGTGCGTTGTCAAATACTTGCCCAAGTTCATCAACACATTGATTGCGTAAATTAATAAGTAATGAACGCACATCATCTTTTGTGTGTAATGAACCTGTTGATTCACTAACTTTCAGCATAAGGTTGTTGATTGCTGATTCAATTGAACTGATTGTTTGGATTTTTAAAGTTTCCATTTTGTTTTTTCAGAGATTATAGTGGTGACTCCACTTTTAGCGATGATGGAATGACTTGAACATTCAGGCCGCCTGCGGCACATCACCAAACCTGTTATGAACAACTTCCATTGAAGGATTACCATTGTCCGACCTTCGCACACCCATACCACTTGCATTGATGGATTAACTTACCAAAGTGTTCCATTGTGTGGTTATACAACTAAATTGTTTATTCGTAGCAGTTTCTTGGTTATCGTCCCTGTGGTTCTACGATTCATTGTATATCGCTAGACTGAGAATGTGTTACCTGTCCTATTCAAGTTTTCTATTGCCCTGTTCTTATTTCATTTTGTGTAGTGGCTTCTTGCCCTGTTGATGATGATTAGGCTAGTAGCGAATAGAATTGACTGGATGGGATTCGTTTTAATTAGGTACTTCACTTATACTGAGTTTTTACAACTGATTGGGTGAATTGTCAATTGGTTATGGTAGCCACAACCCGAATCCGTATTTCAAAGAACTATGACAATATTAATATATTTATTTAATATACCAAAATAAATTTAAGGTATAAACATAACTTATTGGTTATCAATCAGTTATATGACCAATTTAGGGGGGTTTTAGCCTGTTTTTAGGCTATTTTGGGGGGTTTTTAGGGGGTTTTTATGGGGGGTTAAATGCTGCCCTGTTGAGCATATATTGGTTCAACAGTCGTCCTCATCCATATCATTTTGTAAGTGTAAAATCTTATCACGTAATGATTCATAATCGCCACGAATGTATATCGCAGAATCATCTTGTAATGTTAGAATTTGTATATCGGGTAACAATTCTTGTAAATAGTATATCTCATCAAGCCTTATCATCCTTCTAGCGAAATCGTATTGGATGTCAAAGCCTAATTCCTGCCAATTAATTGTTCTGTCTTTTAACAAGACCTCAATTTCTAGCCACATACTACGTTGAATATACTTTTGTTTGTATTTCTGTTTTTCTTTTGCCATCTACTATTTTCCTGCTATGTGATAATTCAACCCAATATCCACCAATTTCCGATGGGTTAAATCCTTTTTCTACTTCCCAACCATTCGCTTTGTAACCTTGCTTCCAACAACCTGTGCGGATATGATATACCTTATGCAAATTTACATCATATACGTTACTGCTAGTTATTTTTTCTATCGTTGAATGAACGCAATATTGTGTATGTGTGTGTCCTAACCATATTAAATCAGCACCCTCAACATAGGTACTCATCCTGTTATGTTCAATAATACCTTTTGTAACCCTAGCATTACCACCGCTACCATGATGCATTTTAATATAGAAAGCAGCGTTTGAGCCTGATACGTTAAATGATAACACTACCCAACCTTGATAGCCTGTGTGTTGTGTATTACTGCCACCTTCTTTGCGTAACATATAACACAATCTATCTAGTGGATTTGTTTCATAGTTCTTTGTGATAGCAGTTTCGTGGTTGCCATCTGCCATTACTAATATGTTTTTAGCGTATGGCTTTAAGAATTCGTAGGCATCTTCAATTACAAGGTCAAAATAATTATCTCCTAGATATTCCTTTCTTATAGCACCCTTCATATGCCTTCTGTCGCTTTTACTTTGCATCATATCAAAGAAATCGCCATTAACTAGAATGATAGCATTTTTTTCAAGTGCTTTGTCAAGTGTGCTTTTTAGTAGTTCTCTTTCACAACTTTTGCTATCAAAGTGTACATCTGATAATAGAAGTAGTGTTACATCTTTTGTTCTAACATCAATTTTCGTGATATTGTTATCTAGTTTATTAATAACCATCTATTACTAAAATTATTAGTAATGTGTTTCTTTGATTTGTTCTGTTCTTTATGGTTTCTTGTAATTTCTTATTATCAGCATTCACTTTTGCCAATTTTTGACTCATATCTTTCATTTGTAAGTCAAATAATGCACTTTTCGCTGTGTTTTCTTGATACACAATTTTCTCTTTTGATTTTGTAATCTTTGGTACTTTGACAGGTGGACAGAGTGTGTCCTTATAAACTATATCTCCTTTTATATAGAATGGGACTTTAATACTATCGCCTTTAATATATTCATAAGTTGTATCAATCTTTTCAATAATGATTGTGCTATCCTTCACAGGATATTTTTCAGCACATATCTTTGCTATTTTCTTTTCAGAAGCACAACTAACAAACAATAAAAGTATTAATAGGTATCTCATATTTTACCAAAGAATTGATGTTGCTGACATTTTTCGTATAAATAACAAAACTCTTTCCACCATTTTTTCATTTCATAAATTTTTTAAGATTTGTAATAATAGTATCAGGACTGAATATAAGTACAAGACCTATTGCTATACCAAACGAAGCATCCGACCATTGTATTTCCTTGATAAATACACTCGTTATAGAAGCGACTATAATTATCATCCCTAGTAAAGTTGTTTTCCATTCCTTATAGTTTTTTATTTTCATATCAATACATAGTTATTTTTATCAACTTTACCCTTATTATACATACCTAACAGGGTTCTAGTGTTATATCCAAACATTTTTTCAAAGTGTGGTGCATCTTTAAATCGCCAATCACCACCCCAAGTCCAACCAAACTGCTTGAATATGGTTACAACTTCCATCCAATCAGCCTTACCATCCCCATCAAAATCTTTTTTTGTGTCCCAACTAGCCTTTTTATTGTCAATCAATACAATATCAATAGCCAATCCGTAATTGTGTGGACTCAAACCTGCTTTCGCCATAGATACTATTGGACCTTTTGTTGTTCTGCCCTGTGCGTATATGGCATCCTGTTCTGCGAATGTTCTTAAAGTATGGGTAAACCTACAAAATGCCTTGCCTGTTAAGGCTGCCGAAATTTCATAATAAATATCCCTGCTTTCTTCACGAAGTTTAGGATGCATCAGTGCTATCCTTTCTATTGTTTTTTCGTCTATCATAATTTTGCTTTTCGTTTTTAATTTTATACACTAAATACACGATAGAAAGAATTGAAATTATCCAAGTGAAAACTATATTCACTAATTCAACTCCCATCAGTTGCATACCATTAAATAAAATTGCACCTAATGTTGATGGTACACCTATCTCATCTCGTTCAAACATTGTCATTGTTGTATTATTAAGTTGGGAATTGACATAAATTTAAAGGGGTAGGGTCTATGATTTCAACACTAGCAGAAACACCTGCCGTAAAATCATCAAACCTTTCTTGAAAAAACTCTATATTTATATTTTGATTTACATTGAAGCCGTATGTGTTATCTAATTTTAGTTTAGATATAACATCAATAGCAACTTGTAATTGGTCGCTTTGTAATTGTAGCCTATTAGATTTATCTTCTGCTAACAGGTCTGCGAATACAAATAATAATCTGTAACGCATTGTGCCTGTTACATAACTAGATGGTTGAGTAACAACCCATAATACAGGATATTCTATTTCACCGCCATTATCAACGTAGTCATAGATATCACCCTCTCCGAATGTTTTTAGCATTGGATGGCTTTGTTGTATTGTTTTTATTTTTGCTATCAGGTTGCTTAAACTCATCTTTCTTTTTTAAATAATCTTTTAGTTTCTTTTCATTTTTGGTATATGCCATTTCTAATATGGTTTTTTATAACGATTACCTTGATACCTTTCGCTATATGGTCGTGTGTCCTCTAACTCTCCATTACCTAAATTGATAGCCACCCTATATTGATTGCTAGTTGGCCATATTGCAGTTATATCACTTCCTGGATTTAAGTATTCAGGATATGTTTCACTATTCGCAGTAAGATAATTAATTGTTCGTTCAGCATACCATTCTGCGTAACCTTGATAATATTTGCTAATACTTTGTAATTCAGCGAATGTAGGTTGCTCACTATTCTCACTTGTTTTCTTTAATACTCCTTTGTTTACGAATTTATATTGCATAGCCATTGGCAACTCGCCTAATACATAATTGAACAATGTGTCAGTCAAATAACTATCCAATAATGTTTTGTATTTAGCGTTACCAACCAAAGTGATATCTCCTGTGCTAATCAAATCTAAAATCTTATTGTATAACGCACTACCAACCAAAGGATGTATGTATCTATCCTGTGTCATTTTGATAATTTGCGTAAGATTTTTTAGGTCTATATTATTTGAAGCAATCGTAAAATCTTTAAAAGATTGCTCACTAATCATTAAAATATTTGCACTCATCGTGAAGTTTTTTCAATTACAACATTTCGTTTCCATTCGTGTCTGCAATATGGAGTTGTTACACCTGTATCTGGGTTTGTGTACCATCCACCGCATAATTGAAACACAGAATATCCTAATTGGTCGCTGATATTTTGTATTTCTTCTCTTGTAAAATATAACTTACCGCCATAAAGTTTTTGACACAATGGTCTGCTCTGTGATAATGGCTTCGGTACATTAGGCCTTTCCTCATAACTATATAAAATCTTGTAAGAAGTGATAGGGGTTAATTTCCTAATCGCTGAATCACCAATTTTAGTTACTGACCTTGTAATTGTACCATCTCTGCTAATTTTTTCTTTAATAACCCCATCATCTAACAAAGTATTCAACCTGTCTGTTACTACACTTTTGCTTACACCTGCCTTTTTTGCAATATCTTCTATTGTTGCGTTTGGATTACCCTTGATAGCAGCCACAATGTTTTCCTGTACTGCGTTCAATGTATATTCAGCAAAATCTTGGTTTCTAGTGAACTCATCCATATCGCTAAAAAACATTCTGTCTTGTTGTAATTGGATAAAGTTTTCTTGTGGTAAACCTTTGCCTTCAAATAATGCTAGTATTTCGTGGTCATTTTTAGTATGACTACAAGAAATTGCCATAGTTTCTGTTGGAACAGGTGTAACAACCGCTTCCTCTTGTACTTGTGGAGTTAATCCAACTAAACTTCTTAATTCATCTTGGTTCATATTTTCTAACACTTTCTGTAATAGTGTAGGATTCAATGAATTAAGTGAATTAATTAGGTTTTGACTAGAATCACTTTCTTGTTTTTCAATCATTGGTAAACTTAACTTCTCTCTAATCTCATCCTGTGTCATATTCGCACTAATAATAGCCTCACCAAATTGGAATGAAATAGGTTCAGTTTTGTTCAATAGCATTTCAGCCGTAATATCATTGAAAGAATATAGATAGTTTATTACCTGTTCTATCTCTTTTTGCTTGGCATTGATGTATGTATTTTGAAATAACTCACTAGCCTCACGTAATTCTGCCCTTCCACCTAATTGGCCTTCTGTTTTGATACCAAATAGCATAGGACTTGTAACCTTATGACCGCTAAATATCTCTTGTTGCACACTTTTGTTCAATAGGTCAAAGTGCTTGTCAAGTTCAGTACCGCTTAAATCAATTATAGATGGCTCATTTTCCTTGCTATCATTGAAGGCTAACATAAACTTACCCGCATTCTTTGAGCCGCTAAATTTGTCTTTAAATAGTTTTTCAATCCTGTTTTCTTCTTCCTCACTAACCCTACCACCATTAAGGTTGATAAGTTTAGAACTGAACATCCCATTGTTGATACTATTCAAGTGGTATTCGCCTATACAAATATCTAGTTCAATATAAGAAATAGCACCACGATAGTCAGGAAGCGAATAAATATTACAACCTGCTCTATATTCCTTGAAATATAGAATTTGACTGCCTTTTCTATTGTTTTCATCAAACTTTGGATATTCTAGATAGTTCGGTCTAGGGTTTACCTGTCCGTTTTTAATCCAATCATCAGCCACGAAATATGAATTGTTGATAGAATTAGTTCTAACCTTATAATAATCTAAATGATATAATTCAGCGATTTCCCCTGTTCCTTTACTCCAAATAACTTGTAAGTAGTAACCACCGAATATAGATAAGTCAGTAGCCATTTTTTTAGTCAAGTCAGTTAGGCTTTCCCCTTTGGTATTAACCTTATCAACAACAGAATAGGCTTTCGCCTTTGCCATTTCATCTTCGGACTTAACTTCCCATCCATTACCGCAGATATAATCCACCTTGCCTGTAATAATTGCATTGTGTTTAGCACTATTGTTGTATAAACGCAATAAATAATCGGGATAATCGTTTTTTTCTCCGTAATAAATCCAATCCTTGCCCTTCACTTCTTTATAAACTGGCAATGGCACTTGGTCAAACTTTAAGAATTTAATCATACTGTATATGTTTTATATGAGCCATTATACCCATTGTATCTAATGACATCTGTATCACTTAAATTGGTATCTACTAATTCAAATTTACCTGTTGCTATAATCGTTGCACCGCTTCCTGCTTGTGTAACATAATATCTCCAAAACCCTATTGTCTTTGTATTGAAAGCAGTATTCAATACTTGGAACTTTGAATATCTTGTTTTAAAGGAACTAACATCTGTCAAAGTCAAACTGACCTGTTCGTTAGTCACTTCGTTTACAAATAATATGGTATAGGAATCACTTGAAGTTAATCTTTTGTCCTGTAAACTCAAATATATGTACCCTGTAACATTTTTTGTAAGTCTAATCATAATAGTAAATATAATAAATAAGTACTTGTATAAAAAAAGGCACCCAAAAGAGTGCCTAATTTCTAAAAAACCATATGTAAACAAACCAAATCCTAAACAATAGGTATAACCGCAGTTACTTTCGGTGCTAATTCCTTTTCATTTCCTGTGAAAGTTAGTGTATAACCACTTCTATCACCGAATGCAGTACCTGTCGCACTACCGCCACCTGTCAAATCCAAACCATACGCAACTCCTAAGAACCAATTATCTCCGTTGTTATCTGTTGCGATTACTGCTAATCTATTTTTAGCCAAAAGCAAGATTTCATTTCTAGTATTTACTTGCAATTTATTTAGAATTACTTCTAATGTTTGAGTGTAGAATACTGTACCATTCTGTACATTGGTATTTACTGCTTCTGCAAAGTTAGAACTTTCTTTTACAAGTTCATATTTGTAGAATTTTTTACCTTGGTCCATAGTCAAAGTAGTAACTACACCACTCGCCTGAGTGACAGTCGCTAAATCTTCCCATGGAGCGAAGTAAACGGCAGTTAAACCTCCTACGCTATCTTTACAATCAAGGGTGTAACCTTGTGTTAATGCACATGCCATATTGATAAATTTATTTAGTTAAAGGGTGGAGTTTTACCCCCACCCATATTTTTTTCTACTATGCTGATGCTTTCTTCCAGAAAACAATCTCATCTGTGAATGCTACTTGACAACCTAATTTGAATTCTACTACGAATCTCATTTCGTCTGCCTCTTTTGCATAGAACAACTCAAACTTATCTTGCTCATTCAACATATCTGTACCCAAGTACATGTTGCTCATACAGATACCAACCATATAGTCAGTTCCGTTCAAACCATTCACACCAATCAATTTGATGTTTGTACCTGCAATTACAATCTCCATATTTGCAGCATCAACAGAGTAGTGGAACAAGTTAGCCTCACGAAGTGCTACTACATATTCGCGGAATGTATCGTTACCACAGAAGATAACAAAATCATCCTTATCCAAAAGAGCAGCAGGGATTGACAAAAAGATGTCATCAAGTGCTTGTCTTACGTTAGATTTTGTCAAAGTAGTCAAAGCACTTACGTTTCCGTTGATTGGGTCGCCCGCACCACCGAAACCAAGAGCATTGATAATAGTTGCAAAACCATTGAATTTGTTCAATTGACCACTAACACTTGCGGTGTCGCCTTGCCAAATCGCAGTTTCAAGAGCCGCACCGATTCTTTGAACTTTTTGATTAGTAAAATCAGTTGCGTATGCCATATAATCATAAGTAGAACCAACTCTTAAAGCCTTTTGAGTATACTTCGCTTCAAAAGTTTTAGGGCAAATAGCCTCTTGTACTTTGATTTTACCTACTGTAATTTGTCTTTGTGTGATAGTAGTTGTACCACTAGCATTGAATCCGCAAGTTCCACCCGCTTGGAATACCGCATCGGTAGTCAATACGTTGATAGTTTCTGCTGATTTGATACCTACTTGTACATTACCTTTCGCTTCAATCAAAGAAGCAGTTTTCGCACTGAAAA